TGCCGCCCTGGTGCCGCTTGTCAGGTAGTAATCGTATATCAGTTCGTCAAGGTACAACACGCCTTCCTTTATCCCGCAACGGATTACCGCCGTAGGGTCTGGAAAGAACCCCCAATCAAGCCCTATGCCTGACTTTTTGCAATCGGTAGGGAATGTAGTTACTATCGAATATTCAGGGAAAACAAGCCCCTGTTTAAGGCTGCCCCAATTGCCAAGTGCGTAGACCTCGTACTCATCCGGCTTTTTCTCTTTCAGTATTTCAAACTGCCTGTGTTCGCTTTCGGGGGAGAAGTGATTGTCTTTGTAGGTAGTCTTTAGCGTAAACGCCCCGTAAGCGTTTGACTTGAAAAAGTATTCGTGAATCCAGGATTGTATCGAGATAGGGTTAAACGTCATGTGCAGGTGATTTGATGCTTTATTGCACCTAAGACGGCGATTTAGCTCCGTGAAATCTGCACTTGATACACTCCCTCGCTTATCCATCGGCTCCTCAATCCAAATGTCTGTGATGTCGGAAACGGACTTTAGCTTGTCAACGTCGTCAAGCCCTGCCGATAGCATCATGTTCCCGTTTATCTTGCAAATTACGTCCATTTCAGTTTCCTTCACATGGAAATACTCACCAAGCGCATACCGCTTAATGAGGTCTTTAAATAGCAAAAATTGGGAATCCCTGATTTGGGTGCTGTGCTTCCTGGTAAATAGAACCCGGCAATACTCATTTTTCAGGCACTTTAAAAGCAGTTCGGTTGCTTTCCAGTCGCTTTTTCCGCTACCACTACCACCGTATTCTATTTGTATCCTTTCGGGCCTGAAACGGTTTTTAAGGTAGATGTCGTTGGCTACAATGGGTATAGTGCCTGACTGCCTAATTTTATTTAGCGCTGATTCTGAAAAAAATCGGCCTTCGCTGGCAGGTATGTAGGTAATATTCATTCGCCTTGTAACAGCTTGCGAAGTTTGGCCGCGTTTTCGGGTGTTAGCTCGCTTTCACCTTCAATGCTTAGGTTAGTGTCCATCTTGACCTCTTTAACAATCGCGTCCGTATGCTCAAATACCTGCTTTGCTGCTTTGAGCATAATATTAGGGTCTTGATCTGTTGCGGCTAAAGCGATCATATTTAGGGCAATTGCCTCTTTAGCTGTGACTTTTATGGTCAACCCTTCCAAGTCCTCGACCGCAATCTTTTTTTCAAGTAGGCGGTCTAAAATGGATTTAAGCGACTGGCTGCCACCATTCCCATGCTTATTCCTTCGTTCGTCTTCGCCCTTTTTGAAATGCACTAATTTTTCAGGGTTTCCGCGCGGTTTTGCCATATTTTACACAGTGTTTACACAGCAACACTAAAACGGCACATCTCCAGCGTTTTGAGAGCCGATTGATACTAAGTTACGCATAATGCCCCGGCGACGCGCTGCTGCCGTTTCTGCGTTTGTTCCTGATTGCGTCTTTACTTTTGAACCGCTTGCCATAATTCTTTGCGCCTTACGGACTTGTTTATTGTTTTGTACTTATCAATTATTGAGGTAAATATCTCCTGATTGAAAGCGTAAAGCTCTGAATTTTCTTCTACCTGAAATTGCTCAGTATTGCCACTGGCTTCTAAGGTTTGCACTGCCGTGTATCGTAATCTTAAACCCGCAATACGTTTCAATCGTGGCGATTTTACAATGGCTCCTGGCGGCGGCTAATTGAAAGGTATCGTTTTTGTCTAGGTGTTCGTAGGCGTATTTTACCAATCCATTCCTTTCGTGTGCGAAAAAGTAGTCTGAAACGATTAGGTTTATTTGGTCTGTGAAGTTGCCATTTGAGAGGTTTACTAAACTGTCGACATTCCCCTGACTAAGCGACAACGTTGATATGGTCAGATTCTTTACGTGCCAGTTGTTTTTTACGATGAGCGCTTCAATGAAATCTCCAGCGATAAAATTTCCTGAAATAATCACAAAGTGCCTGCTTCCTTTCTGAATTTCGATGTCGTTCGCCAGGTCTTGCGCATATTCGTATTTCAGCATACGCCCTGGAATTTCTAAGCACTTCGGCGGTTTCATGTACCTGGTATCTATGCCCATCCCGTTGCCCCTTGCCTTTCGGCGAAAAATGCGCGGCTCTGCTTTGAATTGCGCTAACTCATCCATTCACATTCTTTCTAAGTACAATACAAAAACCGAACCATTCCTTGCCGAAAATTTATCATCCGTTTCAAACGTAACCGCCCATTTTTCGTCAACACCGTTCACGATGTTTTTGAGCGTTACCGTATCGCCTTCGCAAATATAGGCGTATTCGGCCCTCCAAACCTCAACGCCTGCCGATATTACCCGGCGCGTACAAATCCCGGACGCGAACGAGTAGATAGCGTGTGGGCTGGTTGGTTGCTTCCAAACGCCTTGGATTAATTCGGCGGTGGTTGGCTGTGGCTCCTTTTGGCAGGCGGCAAATGCGAGTACAAAAAACAGGATCGCGTGTTTCATCCTTGCAAATTTACGCTTTAATCACAAAAACCCCGCCGAAATTATCAGCGGGGTAATCATAGTGAATGTTGAACCCGCCTTTCCGAGATGGGTCGTGTTATTTGATGCAATGACTGTGCCTGATTTTTAACATAGCCCAAACTATGTCCTTTGCATTAACTGCTTGTTGATCTCGGCTGTCACGTCAATCTCATCTGCCTTATGTAGCATCTTTGCCTTTAGGCATCGCATGATCTCGTTCTTTGTGTACTTGTCCGCAAGCTGACTGATAACCGTTGCCTTTTCAACATCAAGCTCGTTTTTACGAACATCGCGGATTGCCCCAAGCAGAAATTTTGAAAGGTCGGCATCTGTTTTTAGGTCATAAGTCGGTTGTTTTGTGTTGCTCATTTTCTTCTTTTTTTTGTTTAATGGTTCGTTTTAGCTCGATTGATCGACGCTTCATCTCTATTAATTCTATCGGAATATCTGGTGATTTTAACACTCCATTTGATTGGCTTCTGATCCTCCCCTTTAAGTATGTATCACTAAGCGAATCGACAATGTTTTTAGAATATGCCACAATTTTGGCCAATACTTCCGGCTTTTGGTTGTAATTCCTTTTCCACTCTTTGTAATTTTGGCTGCAAAAATATTTTTTGCGTTTGCTAATAACTATTGCCGTACGTCTATATTCTTTAATCCTTAATTGGACATCTTGACGCTCATAGTAATCCTTGCCGCGCTGCTTAATTTTTTCTCTATTGTCGTCTCTGTACTTGTGTACTCTTGCAAGAATTAAAGCTCTTTTATCTGGAAATTTATAAATCTCAGACTTCTTTAACCTGTCTTTTGCTTTATACTCTACTGTTTGCCTTCTTGAATGCTGGGCTATTTTCACCTTTTCCGTTTTTGCATAGCATGTTCGGCATAGCGGATTATTCAGCTTTCGCTTAAACACACCTCTGTTTTTTATTTCACCGCAAGTTTCGCAGGTTATATAAGATAGCTTTAGCATAGCCAATTTTTGTGTTTTGATACGTCAAAAAGGCTTTCGTCTTTCACAGGCTTTTCTTTCTTCACCTTTTCAGGTTTTGGAGCGTCCGGGTCGGCTTTCTTGTGAAAGGGAGACTTTGGTCGGATGTTTGGTGTAGCTGCTATTTTCATGTTTTTGATTTAAAGCCAGCCGCCGCGCCTCACGCTTGACGGCTGGCAGCTTCGACCATGAAGCGTTGTTCAGTATGTAAGATAGTGAAAATAAACCCATTGGGCAGCCAAATATTCCAGCCACCAAATGAGCGCAAAGATAGGATAAGCAATAGCAGCCGCTGGAATCCAAAAGGTTTCGGTATGGCCGTCACCTTTGTAAAAGTCAAGCCGTAACCCTGCCATCATTCGGTGCATCCACTGTTCGACATGCCACGCGAAAGGACAAACTACAAAGCCAATCGGAATGGTGAATCCAAACACCGCCTTACTTGTTCCGCTCACCCGGCTCCCGATCGATACTCCAGTATAACCGACTTTTACCGCCCAAATTTGCGGAATGAAAATAAGGAGGTACACTATACCAATCCCGGCGAAGCGGAATTTAGGGAGCGTGAACGGTTTTGATTTACGGCGCTTGCTCATTACGAAATTGATCATCTGAATCAAGCTGAATGATACCATTACCATGCGCCGAAGCCTCACAAGCTATCCGTGCAAAATACTGAATCAGTAGCGGGAAAACTTCGTGTGCCGTGAAGTCGCGCTTTTCACCGCACCAAATATCTACCTCAGCAATTGGCATATTACCTAACTGTGATTCTAGGTAATCTCCCCCGTGGCGGTAAAAAGTGAACTCTACATTTTCCTCGCCAAGCATTTTGGCGAAAACCGTCCAGTACATCCTGTGCGCGTCTTTGAATCTTATTGTGTTCATTGTTGGTTGGTTTGATTGGCGCTGCCGCCAAATGAATTATTCTGGTAGAAGTGGTTGTGCGTATCACCACCGCTCCGACGGCTTGAGTATGTCGGATTTTCCGACGAACTGCCGCTTCCTCCAAACAGCCCCGACAAAGCAAACACCACAACCCCGGCCCCGGCGGCATATTGGAATACCGTATTCATTGCCCCGCTTGCGCAT